GCGATCGAGGGGAGCGTTGACGCGGCCAAGTTCGTCACCGATCGGGTCGACGGCAAGCAGCTGGCCAACGCCGAGGTGGCCGGCGATGGTGATTCGGGTCCGGTCGTGGATGATCAGCGGGTCATGCGAGCTCTCGCGCTCCTGGTCGCCGAGATGCAGCACGCTCAGCGCACGATCACCGTGGATGCGCAGTGAGTTAGCCTGAGCTCGATGAGCGCGAATGCTCATCACGGTGATGACCGGGTGATGACCGGGCTTTCGGGCAGAGGCAAATACGTGAGCAATATCAAGCACATGCTCCGAGCGACCGCTGCCTATCTAAGGCAGTGGTCGGTTCGCTGGCGTCGGATCGTAAGGTGATGATCGCCCCGCGTCCGGCGCGTCGACCGCCGATCGTTCCGCCGCCGAGCTCGCGGACGACCGAGGCGCGCAAGCGCTCGAACGAGGAGGCGCGGCAAGACGGCTTGATGCGCAACGACGAGGCGTTCGCCGAGCTGGCTCGCTGGCATCGTGACGCGGAGCTGGAGACTATACTTGACTGTACAGTATAGCCAAGTACTCCCAAGCATAGACCAAGTATAGAGGGGGCCCCTATACAGTATAGAAGCCCCCCTATACTGTGAAAGGGGGCCCCATCGTTTGGCCGGGCCCCTCCTCTGTCACCAGACCCAATTCCAGGCCCGAGTAAACTCAGGGCCATACAACCGCCTAGGGCCGCTTGAGGGTAGCCCGGTTGGTGCTGGGGTCGTAGCGATAATCCGTCACCGGCCGGCCGCTCGCCCGTGCGGCGCGATCACGGGCTCTGCCGTCTGGGCCCATATCCTGGCGGGCCATGCCGAGGGCGGTGAGCCTGCCCTGGCCGTCGATGTGGCCGCGCTCGCGGAGCAGGCGGATGGCGAGTTCACGGTCGCCACACTGGGCGGTGAGCCGCGTCAGGAGTGGCGGGTCGCGCATTCCCCTGGTATATCCCGGTCATGGCACTGACGCGATATGCCGGTCGGCTGGAGGTTGCGGTTGCCGAGGTCACGGTGATCGGCCCGCGTTACGTCACGGCGGGTGGGGAGGATTACCGGGTACCGCCGTCGTGGGGCGATCGGCTGCCGGAGGTTGGTGATCGGTTGGTGGAGACGGCGGAGGGTCGTCTCGCCTGGATACCTCAGAGCGCATGGCAGGCATTGGAGCTCACGCCGCTTGCCGGGCCGTTCAATGTCGGCGATGCGGTGGTTTGCGTCCGCGAGAACCCGCCGACGGTGATGACGGTTGCTCAAGTTGTGGCGGAGGGGTACTACTGCACGGCGTATCCGAGGACGTTGAACCCGTTGTTTTTCGTCGCGGCTGATTTGCAGGCGGCACCGTAAGATGGCGTTAGGCACGATTTCGTTGCCCAGGCCGGCCCCGAGGCCGCCCATGCCCGTGGCGCCCCGGCCGGTGATTGCGGCCCCGCGTCCGGTGCCGGTGGCCCCACCCCGGCCCGTGGCGGCACCACAGAGGCCCGTTGCCCCGGTCGCGCCGCGTCCGGTTGCCCCCGTGGCGCCGAGGCCCGTGGCGGCACCGCCTGTCTCACGGCTGGGTGCGGCGACGGCGGCGTTGGCTGCGCAGCACGTTGCGGCCCCGGTCAGGCCAGTCGCGGCCCCACCGAAGCCCGTGGCTGTTGCGCCCCGCCCGGCGGCAGCGGCCCCCAGGCCCGCGCCGGTCAAGCCAGCCGCCCCCGCCCCGAAGCCCGCACCGCCGAAGCCGGCCCCACCCCCGGCCGCACGGCCGGCCCCACCGAAGCCCGCACCGGCCCCGGCCAAGCCCGCCGTTGCAGCTGCGCCTGCATCACGGCTGAGTGCGGCGGCGGGAGCTCTGGCGGCCCAGCACACGACCCATCCGCTGGCGACCGGCGCGCCGGTTGGGAAGGCCGCCGCCCCCGCCCCGAAGCCAGCCCCGGCCCCCGTGAAGCCCGCGCCGAAGCCGGCGGCGAAGGTGGCAGCTCCGGCCCCGAAGCCCGTCGCGAAGGCTGCCCCGGCCCCGGTGAAGCCGGTTGCCAAGGCGGCGGCACCTGCACCCAAGCCAGCCCCTGTGAAGGTTGCTCCGAAGCCGGCCGCACCAGCCCCGAAGCCGGCCGCGCCGAAGCCTGTCCTGGCCAAGGCGACGGCCACCGCGAGGCCCGCTGCTCCCGCTCCGAAGCCGGCGCCGGCCAAGGCCCCCGCGAAGGCCCCGGTCGCTGCGAAGCCGGCCGCCAAGCCGGTTGCGAAGCCGGCCGTGGCGGCGAAGGCTCCGGCCCCAGCCGCGAAGCCGGCGGCCAAGGCAGCCACCACCCCTGCCAAAGCCCCGGTCGCTGCAAAGGCCGCGCCGAAGCCCGCCGCCAAGACGCCAGTGGCAGCCAAGCCGGCGGCCAAACCAGCCGCGAAACCAGTCGCGAAGGCCGCAGCGGCGCCCAAGGCAGCCGCCAAGCCCGCAGTCAAGGCGGCGGCGAAACCCGCTGCCAAACCCGCCGCCACGATCGTGTCGAAAGCGCTTGGCAAGGGTGGCAAGGCGGCGCCACCGGCTGCGGCGAAGAGCAAGCCGGGCGGCGGCAGTACCGGCAACATCTCGCTGAGCAAGCCTGCCGCCAAGGCCGTCGCCAAACCGGCCGCCAAACCGGCGGCGGCGGTGGTCAAGAACGCGGCGTATTACAAGGCTCATCCGAAGGAGGCCGCCGCCCATCCCAAGGCGGCCAAGGCAGCGACGTTGAAGGCGCAGGCCGGCGACAAGCCGCCGGGGTACTACGCCAGTCATCCGAAGGAAGCGGCGGCCCATCCGAAGGCCGCCAAGGCGGCCAACGAGTTGTGGTCGGCGGCCCATCCCAAGGCGGCGAAAGCGGCCAAGGCGGCGGCTGCCGCGAAGGCCGCCGGAGCCGGTGCTGGCGGCAATGGCGGCGGCAATGGCGGCGGTGGCTCGGCAACGCCAGCCGGGGCTGCGCCGGGGACGCGGACGGCGCTGCCGGTATCGCAGATGGAGGACGTCCCGGATCGGGGGATCGGGATGATCGGCAAGGGAACCTAAGCGATGCCCATGCGACCACCGATACCGACGAAAGCACCCCTGCCAGGGCCCTCAGCGGCCCCGCCAGGAGGTCCGCCGGGCATGGCTGAGGGATTGGCCCGTCAGGGCATCGACGTGCAGCAGCGGCCCTGGGAGCCGGCCCAGGATCGTGGCCGGCCGGTTGGTCCGACGCAGTACCCCGGCGGAATCACGCGCGAGGTGCCGCCGCCGAGCCCGACGCCGGGGATGGCCGGTGCGGCGACGTCGATCCGGCCGCAGCGTCCGCCGATGGGGCCGGGCATGGCCCCGATGCAGGATGCCCGTGGTCGGGCGGGTGGCCCTGGCGCCGCAGCGTTGAACTGGCAGGCCCGGCAGAGCCCGCTGGCCAAGCCGATGGCACAGACGCCGATGGAGGAGGATCAGTCATGAAACCGGAGATGAAGCCGAAGCCGAAGCCGGCGGCGCGGAACGACGTGCAGAAGCCCCTCCCGGTCAAGCCGATGGCCAAGGTCGCCAAGGCGAAGAAAAAGTGATGCGGCGGGTGCGTTACGTCCAGGACGGCCGCCCGACGCGATGGGCCAAGCGGGCCAGGATACGTCTCCTCGCCCGGCTGTGGAGCATCCGATGAAGCGCTGGAAGAGCCACAAGCAGGTCGAGGCCGGGATCATCGCCGAGCTCGGCTCGGGGCGTGTCCTGGTCGAGAGCCCCGGCGCTCCGGGCAGCGCCGATCCGCCGGCCCCGGTCGGCCATGAGTGGGTCGACGTGCCCGACGACATTTTCGCACGCGGCACGCCGATCGAGGGCGTCGACTGGCTGGTCAGGTACGCCGACGGTTACATCAGCTGGAGCCCGGCGGCAGCATTCGAGGAGGGCTACGATGCGGTCGAGTGACCCCCTTGCGGTCGGTGCCGGCCGGCGGGCCTATGACGTGATGACCGACGAGATGGTCGCTCCGCTGCATGCCGTGGCAGATCGGGTTGACCGCGACTTGCGCTACCGGGCGCTGCTCGCCGCTGTCGAGGCGGCGAAGCTTGGGCTGGCGCACGACATCTACGCGACGGCGGCGCGATACGCCGCGTGGCTGGCTGGCGGGGAGGTTGAGGACAATCCTAGGCTTCCCTTTCACCAGCGCCTGCAAGACCTCGTGGACGAGTGCGTCAAGAGCGGCGAGGTCGACCATGATCTGGTCATCCATCACATGCAGGTGGTCATGGGCATTGCGGTCTGGCCATACGGATCGGGGCCTGTCCCCATCAACGGAGAACAGCCATGAGCATGAAATACGCGCCGGCTGCGGGAGCGAGCAGCCTGAAAAGTCAGAACAACGCCACCGGCCCGCGCGATCCTGGCCCTCCCGCCAAGCACACCGACGGGCATGCCTGCGGCATGGGCTACAAGGTGAGCTCGGCGCCGGGCTACCTGAACCAGAAGGCGCCGTCGAACGACGGCCCGATGACGCTCAAGGGTTACTAGAGGTCCGGCCGGCATGGGGTCGCCGATCAGCAGCGAGAGTCCCCCAGACCTACAGCCCCGGCCTCCGTGCCGGCCGTGACGTGAGGTGACGATGGACATTGGCGAGGCGATCACGGCTCTGGTGGCCGGCAAGCGGGTGCGTCGCGCCGGCTGGAACGGCAAGGGCATGTTCGTCATCCTGGTGCCGGGGCAGGCCTCGGTCGAGCTGCGGGCGGGCACGCCCTACAAGACGGCGAACCTCGACCGGGTGACGATCGACCCGCACATCGACATGTTCACGTCCAAGGGGACGATGCAGCCGGGGTGGCTGGCCTCGCAGGCCGATCTCCTGGCAGAGGACTGGGAGCTGGCCGAGTGAGCGATCCGCTGCTCCAGTTTTTCGAGTACAAGCATTTGCCGGAGCATCTCCAGGACATCTCGCGGCCGTTTGGCGAGCTGGCGCACTGGATCGGGGACACGCTGCCTCGAAATGCCGAGCGCACCGTCGGGCTGCGCAAGTTGCTTGAGGCCAAGGACTGCATCGTGAGAGCCAGACTCTACAAGGACTGAGGGGAGAAGGCCCCTCTTATCGCTGACCTACCCGTGACCGGCCAAGCCAGCCGGCGCTTTAACGTAAGGCGGTCATTTTGGCCGCCTTTTTTCATGTGGAGAAAGTCATGGCAGCTAAGCCGCTTTACGACCCTCACGACGTCGGAGCTCAGGTCGATGCCCTGCGCACCGTCGTGCGTGCGATGTGGCGCCGGCACGGGACAGTCCCGCCCGAGCTGGACGAGAATCTTGATTGGTACTGGCATGTGAAGGAGGCGGCGAGGCTCCAGAAGGAGGCCGAGGCTGCCGCCGCGCAGGCTGAGCAGGCCAAGAAGGCGCTCGATGCGTCCAAGGTGAGGGCCAAGGAGGTGGGCACCGCGAAGCATCCGGCCCAGCTGGCTGCGGAGCAGGCCATCAGTCGCGCCGAGGCCGACCTGGAGGCGAAGCAGAGGGTGGCCGACGAGGCTGCCGCCGCCGCCAAGCAGGCCGCCGCAGCGGCACCCAAGAAGTAGCCCTCCAATCTCAAGGATGAAACCCATGAAAAGCATCATTGCGGCCCTTGCGGGCCTCCTCTTCGCCAGCACCAGCGTGCTCGCGGCAGGTCAATTCCAGGGCCTCCCGAATGTGGTCTTTCCCGGTACGCAATCGATCGGCGCCCCGCCCTCGGCGGGCAACGCGATCGGTTCGGCAACGATCCCGGCCGGCGGCTGTATTCCGATGGATACCGGCAATCCGAGCGGCATTGTCCCGGCGACGGTGTGCGTCAGTCCGAGCCAGCTCGCCGCGTATGGTTCGGGCGGCGCCCGCATGTATTTCCAGTCGGCGCAGATACCTGTCGGTATTCCGCTGACCTCCTACGGCACCGATACGGTGGTGGGGAATGGGACGATCTACTTCGCCGAGGTGATTGCCGGCGTCGGCGCGACGATAACCTCGATCAGCTGCCTGAACGGCTCGGTGGTCGGGACCGATAATCTGATCTACGGGCTCTACAGCGCAGCCGGGGCGAAGCTCGCCAACACCGCGCTGGGTGGAGTTCTGTCGGCGGGTGCCAATGCCTTCCAGGCGGCGATCCCGCTGACCACGCCGCTCGTCTCCCCGGCCGGCATTCTGTTCGTGACCGTTCAGACCAACGGCACCACGGCGAGGATCAGGACGATCAACGCCAATGCCAGCCAGCACTGGATCGAGTTCGCGGTGGCCGGGGCGTTTGGCGCGTTGCCGGCGTCGGTGAACGTGCCGAACACGGCAACGCCCAATGTCGGGCCGATCTGCGTGCTGCAATAACCTGGGCGCGAGGTTTCTTCCTCCCTCCGAGCGCCTAGCACTGGGGGGCCGGCCAGCCCCGGTCCCCCTCCTCAAAATTCAAAGGGCACCCCAATGAAGCGCTACCTCCTAGCTTCCCTGGCCATCGTGGCCACGGTCGTTGCGGCGATGGCCGCGAACGATTTGACGCTGTCGACCGGGACGAAGTTCTTGCCGGGCCCCAGGCTGATCGACGGCAATGACCTCAACGTCATGCTTGGCACGGTCAACCTGCTCAACGACAGGTCCGACGGCACGGCTCCGCTCCTGCCGAGCTGCGCGGTGACCGGCTCGGGCACTGCCGCGACCTGCAACGGTGTCAAAGGGGTGGTGACCACCGCAGCTTTGACCACCGCAGCTTTGACCGATGTTTCCTACACGATCACCAATTCGAGCGTGACTGCGGCGTCGGTGGTGCAATGCACCAACCAGGGCTATTCCGGCGTCTTTTTCACGGCCGGTGTGCCAGAGATTCTGAGCTGCGTGCCGGGGGCCTCCTCGATCGTGGTGCATCTGGCTAATACCCACGCCACCGTGGCTCTCAACGGCACGGTCAAGATCGGCTTCCGGGTGAATAACTGATGACCCTCCGCCACCTCATCGCGATCGCCCTGGCGCTCGCGGCCTGGAGCCTGCCGGCCCACGCCGCCCCGCCGGGGACGATCAATCAGTACAACGCAGTCTGCGACCCGCTCTTCCCGACGCGGTGTCAGTCGGTCAGTCAGGTGCCCGGCGGCGCCACCGGCACCTTCGGCCAGACGGTGGTGGTGCCGAACGGCGGCTCGGTGGCCCTCGGGTCGACCACTGACGCGGCCTGCGCCACTGGCTCGACCACGGCCTGCACGCTGATCGCCCTGATCAAGTGGCTCAACAGCGCCGGGCTTCTGATCACCGGCACGGCCAGTATCCCCTCGCCGCAGGTGATCAGTTCGCAGGGCATCCCTGGCGGCGTCCCGATGGGCGTCAGCATGACCGGCAGCGGGCCGATCATTCAGATCAACGGCAACGCGCAGGGCACGACCGGAGCGGTGGTCGCCACGCTCGCTGCCGTCGCGGCCAAGACCACCTTCATCTGCGGCTTCGACGTTTCGGCGATTGGCGGCACGGCGGCGGTAGGGCCGGTCACCGTGGCCGGGATTGTTGGATCGTCGCAGATTTATCAGGTCACCTCGACGGCTGTCGGTGTGCTCTTCGGGCCGATGAATTTCAACCCGTGCATTCCGGCGAGCGCTCCCAACACGGCGATCACGATCACGACGACGGCGGACGCCACGGCGACGGCGGTCGACGTCAACAGCTGGGGCTACCAGCAATGACCGAGGCTACTCCCTACAAGATGATCGATACGTGGGAGTACGACATTCTCGGCCTCCCGCTCAACGACGAGGCCTTCGACGCGCTCGGCTCGGCTGGCTGGGAGCTGGTCTGCTGGCTGCCCTCGATGGACGCGCAGGGCAATCGCCTGTTCATCTTCAAACATCACCTGCTCGTGCAAGACCCCACGGCTCCCGCCCCGGAGGCGCAACGGTGAGATTCGCCGCCTTTCTCGCCGGGCTCCTGTTCGCTATGGCAGCCCTGGCGGGCCCGCCGGTCACCCTGCGTGGCCCGGCCCCCGATGTCGCCCTGGACTTCATCCACAACGCCGCCGTCGCCTCCGGGTGCGGGTCGACCGCAACGAGCTGCATCACCGACACGCGGGCCTCGACCAAGTGGTGCGACTACCTCAACGGCAATTGGGTGAGCGTGACGGCCAACGTTCCATGCATCACCGACAGAGGGTTCCTGATCGAAGACCCCGCCACCAACTATATCCGCAACAACTCCATGCAGGGCGCTGTTATAGCTGCGCCGGGGACGCTACCCACCAACTGGGTAGACAATATGAGCGGCCCGCTCAACGGTATCTCTCGCAGTATTGTCGGGCTAGGGACTGAGAATGGCATAGATTATATCGATTATCGGCTTTCCGGCACTGCCTCGACGGGCACGACGATCAATCTTAACCTAGAGACAAATAACTCCACCGCAGCCGCTAGAAATCAGAAGTGGACAGAGTCGTTTTTCCTCTATCTCAAGGCCGGGTCGACCAATAATGGCGGGCTGACAGTCAAGCTGGCTATTTACGGCTTGAACTCGGCGTTCACCACGACTGAGACTGCCTTTTCGCCTGTTACAATAACGGGTTTTGCCCCGTTGGGACTGTCTCGCTCATCGCTTGGTATGTCTCTCACGAATGCAGCTACGGTCTGGGTTAAGCCCGTCGTTGCATTCACCATAGTTAGCGGGAATGTTATTGACGCGACCTTCCGCATCGGCTGGCCGCAAATGGAGAGGCAACAAATCACCGGGGAACCGGGCCTCGGCTATAGCGCCGAGATGACCTCGCCGATACGTACTGTCAACGCTGCTGTCGTCAGGGCTGGTGACATTGTCAGCCTGACCAATCCCCCTGTATTCGGTAGCAAGTTCACCATGTACGCTGCCGCAGTCCCGACTGTTGATGATACTCCCGTATGGTTGATGTCGGCGGGTGTACCGTCTAACAGCGGCAAGGCGTTCGGGATGTATTTGTCTGCCGGCGGCGGCGCGAGTCTGAAGATTGCTGGTTGCGCTACTAATTGGGATTATTCTTTTACAAACAATGTCTGGGCTAGGTGGCAGCCAGTAAAGCTGGCGTGCTCGGCCGCCCCGGATGGTGTTTCCGGCAATCGTATTGTCAGCCTGAATGGCAGCCTCGACAGCGTTACGTACCCGCCGGACAATGATCCGACTGTACCGGCGCTCCAGACCGTGTCGATAGGTAGCTCCAGTCCGACCTACACTGGTGGGGACGCCTACATCACTGCCATCGGGATATGGCCGACCGTCCAGCTTACGGCTGACGCGCTCAAGGCGATCACCACCGTGGCTCCGACGCCGATCCCCGACATATGGCTGGACTTCGCCGGCAATGCCGCTGTCGCCCCCGCCGTTCCTGGCTGTGGGCCGATGGTGACGAGCTGCCTGACGACGACGCGGGCATCGCCGAAGGCTTGCGATAACAAGGATGGCAGTTGGCTCACCGTGGGCAACAACGTGGCCTGCGTCACCGACAAGGGCATCCTCGTGGAGGGGTCGGCGATTAATTACGTGCGCAACAACACGATGGTCGGGGCTGCCGCAGGAGGGGCACTGCCGACCAACTGGAGCTTTGGCAACGTCTCCGGGCTGTCGTCGCAGGTCGTCGGCACGGGCGTGGATGGTGGCATCGATTACGTCGACATCCGGCTGTTCGGCACGACGTCAGGAGCTGGTGCTGTAACGCTGGTTCTTGAGCCTCAATCCAGCGGTTCCTTTACCTCCCAATGGGATGGCTGGTGCGCATCTGTTTTTGTGCGTCTTGTTGGCGGAACGGCGGCCAACGTCACCGGGGTTGCCTCCACGGTAGTGGAGCTGAATAGCACGGGAGGATTTCTTGCGAGTGCGTCGAGCCCGCTTGTCGCTCCGACCTCTGCGTTCCAGCGGCTGACGCAAGCCATCACGTTTCTCGATCCGGCGGCAGGCAGCTCCGGTTCGAGGCTGGACATGGGGATCGCGGGCAGCGGGCTGCCGGTCGACATCACCCTCCGCATTGGCTGGCCGCAACTGGAGTTTGGTCAAGGTCCGAGCAGTCCGATCAGAACGCTGGGCAGCGCGTCGGTAACGCGGGAGGCCGATGCGGTGTGGGTGACTACGCCGACGACGGTATTCGGCCGCGCAGTCAGCATGTACGCAGCCTATACACCTCTCACGCTCGGCGCTTTTACTGTCACTGCCGTTGTCAACGTATCCGATGGCACGACCAACAACCGCGCTCACTTAAGCAGGGATAACAATGGCCGCCTGCAAGTTATGTACTATGCTCAGAATGTCGGTGCCGGTATTTCAGGCAGCGAGGACATACCCACCGGCATCCCCGCCAAAATGGCTGGTGCGTTTCAGAGCGGGGACCAAGCCGGTGTGGTCAATGGGGGTGCGCCGCTCAGCCTCGCCGTGTTCGGCGCTTTTCCTCCTCTGAGCAGGATCGCCATCGGCGGCTGGCCGAACGGGAGCTTTGGCTACGTCAACGGCTACATCACGCAGGTCGGTGTCTGGACGAAGACCCGCCTGTCCAATGACCAGCTCGTAGGTCTGACACGATGAAGCTCGCTCTCGCCGCTCTTGCGCTGCTGGTGGCCGTCTCGGCGGCCTTGGGCAATGCGTTCTTCCCGGCCGGGCAGTTGACGCCTCCGCCGAGCGTCTGGATCGACTTCACGCGCAATTTCGGCAGGGGTGCGGCCTGCACGGGGTCGGCGGCGAGCTGCATCACGGTGAACCGACCCTCGGTCAGATACTGCGACACGATCAGCGGGACGTGGATCAGCGCGGCGGCCAATCAGCCCTGCATGACCGACAAGGGGCTGTTCACGGAGGAGGCGCGGACCAACTGGATCAGGAACAACGTAGGTGTCGGTGCGGTTCCCGGCACACCGGGGACCGTACCGACCAACTGGAGCATCACTGGTGGTGGGGCGGGCCTATCAACTCAAGTGGTCGGTACTGGCGTCGAGAATGGTATAGATTATGTAGATTTAAGGTGGTTTGGGACAGCAGTAGCCAGCTCAGCTTCATTTAGTACCGAGAATACCAAAGGAGTGATAGCGGTATCGACTGGACAGGTCTGGACTAGTTCAGTTTTCTTAAAGTTGGTTGCCGGGAGCTTTACCAATACACTCAATTGGAACTTGATCGTAGCGTCATGGGACAGTGGTGGCGTATATCAGGGCAACCTAGCTGGCTCGCCTCTGCTAGGAGTTCCATCTTCAAGCGGGATTATGCAGAGATATTCCGCCAACATTACGATTACTCCGCCCACTGCGGTATCGGTTACTCAGCAGATATTTTTCAACACGGCTGCCGGACCAGTTGATTTCACCGTCCGAGTTGGCTGGTCCCAGCTTGAGCTGGGTGCGTTTGTCACCAGTCCGATCCGAACGACAGGCGCTGCGCTGGCGCGGAATACAGACGTGGTCACGTTAAATAGTCCGCCAAGTTTGGCTGGTCCGCTTTCCGTGTATCAGGACATGACGCCGACTTGGGTGACCAATTCGGCGTCTGTGTATTACCCGGTATCACTAGATTCCGGGGCGACTGCCAATAGCCTTCAGGTACGTCAATCGTCTCTGATTGGTGGCGCGGATTTGTTCCAAGTGTCTGGGGGGCTGGTCAACGTTGATACTGGTTCATTCTCGATGCCTCTGGGCTCTAACAACAAGATTGCCTTTACCACAGCTGCGGACGATGTGGCTTACGTTATTAATGGCGCTGGAGCGGCGTTACAGACGGATAATTTAGCTCCTCTTCCAGTCGGCATGAACAGAATAGGGTGGGGCATTTGGACCGCTGCTCCTCAGTACGTTCGGCAATTTGGCCTCTGGTCGGGCACCCGGCTGACCAACGACCAGCTCGTGAACATAACTACCCCCTCAAAGCTGCCCGACGTGTGGCTCGACTTCGCTGGCGACAACGCGATTGGCTGCCCCGTCACCGGCCCAGTGGCGGCGAACTGCCTCACGGTGGCGAGGGCTGGCAGCCGATGGTGCGACACCAAGGCGGGCACTTGGATCAGCGCGGCGGCCAACCTGCCGTGCATCACGGACAAAGGCTTGCTGGTCGAGGAGGCGAGAACCAACGGTATCCGCAACAACGCGATGATCGGGGCAGTGCCGGGGACGCCCGGCACGCTGCCGACGTTCGGCTGGAACGTGACGGTGCCCAACGGCCTGACCACCAACGTCATCGGGACCGGCGTTGAAAGCGGCATCGATTATATCGATTTGCAGATAGTCGGAACCGCTGCCAGCACGCAGTGGGGAATGGTTTTCGAGGCAGCCGGGATAATCGCAGCGGCGCAAAACCAAGTTTGGTCCGACTCCATGTTCTGGAAGCTGGCTGGCGGCAGTTTGACCAACATCACCAACCTTCAGATAGGGATCACTCAGGCAGATGCCGGTAACGTGTTCCTGGCTAATACCGAGGCGACACAGACATCGCCGACAAGTGCAGGACTGAGCGCTCAGCGCGTCATCGCCTCGCTTACAGCCGATCAGGTTGGTGTCGCGTCTTTACGCCCCAACCTGTTGATCAACATGACGGCTGGGCAGGCGATCAATCTGACCCTCCGCATCGGCTGGCCGCAAGCGGAGCTGAACTCGATAGGGCATGCCTCGGCCTTCGCCACCTCGCCGATCCGCACTGCCGGGGCTGCCGTCACCCGCGCCGCCGACCTCATCACCATGACCCAGCCGCCGCCGATCTTTGGCAGCGCCTTCTCGGTGTACGCGGCAGGCACTCCGATGGCTAACGTTGAGTACAATGTCCAGCAGACGCCGGTCACCCTGAGCAATGGCACGCCCGATCACCGCGTCGAGATAGACCGGCAGTCGCCGCTTGGTGTCGAGCGCATACTCTACGAGGTCAACGTCGCTGTCGGAGGGGCGAACGGGGTCACCGCCATGCCAACCGGCGTGCCGCTAAAGATGGCGGCAGGGATGAGGGCCGGCGATCAGGCCGGGGTTGCCAATGGCGGGACGCCGGTCACGCTGGCCTTTGGCGGGACGCCGACCATCAACACGGTGACGATTGGAGGTGGGCCAAACGGGCAAACGTACTGGAACGGCTACCTCACAGCGGTGGGCGTGTGGGGCTCGCAGCGCCTCTCCAACGCCGACCTCACCGCGCTGACAAGGTCGCTGTCGACGGGCACCCTGGTCGAGGCCGAGGAACCGCGCGAGCCCCGCTTACGGCTGCGCCAATGAGCGATGTCCTCGACAAGCTCAACAGCATCCTTGGCCGGTTTGCCCCCGACCAGCAGGCCGAGCTCCTCGACACCGCCAAGCGCAAGGCCAAGTCGATTTGGATACCCAACCCCGGTCGGCAGACGCTGGCCTACCTCTCCGACGCTGACTGGCTGCTCTACGGCGGCGCGGCCGGCGGCGGCAAGACCGACCTCTTGTTGGGGACGGCCCTGACCCAGCACGAGAACTCCGTGATCTTCCGCCGCCAGGGCGTCGACTTGCGCGGCACCGAGGATCGGCTGATCGAGATTCTCGGTTCCAGGAACGGCTACAATGCGACCGACATGAAGCTCAAGCACTCCAGGGGCATCCTCGAATTCGGGGCCTTGGAGAAGCCGCACTCCGAGCTGACGTGGCAGGGCCGTCCGCACGACTTCATCGGATTCGATGAGGGCGCCCAGCTCAGCCTGGACAAGGTGCTCTACGTCACCGGCTGGCTGCGCAGCGTCACGCCGGACATCCGCAAGCGCGTGGTCATTGCGACCAACCCGCCGACCGGCGGCGACGGCGAGTGGGTGATCGAGTGGTTTGCGCCCTGGCTCGACCCGACATTTCCTGATCCGGCCGAGCACGGTGAGCTCCGCTGGGCCATCGTCGTGGATCGCAAGCTGCGCTGGGTCGGTGGGCCCGGTGTCACGACGATCGGCGGACACACCTACACGCACGAGAGCTACACATTCATCCTCAGCCTCCTGGAGGATAATCCCTGGCTCTCGGCGACCGGCTACCGGGCCCGCATCGAAAACCTCCCCGAGCCTCTGCGCTCGCAGCTCCTGCACGGCGATTTCCTGGCGGGCAGAGAGGATCACGAGTGGCAAGTGATCCCCACCGACTGGGTCAAGGCGGCGCAGGAGCGCTGGCGCAAGGCGCCGCAGAAAACGCGGACGATGCTGGCCCTCGCCATGGACGTCGCCATGGGCGGGCCGGACGTCACCACGATCGCGGCCCTGCACGAGGAGGCGTGGTTCGCACCGATCATCACGCGGCCGGGTGTCGCCACCAATGACCCGGTCCAGCACGCTGCCCTACTTATCCTCTCACGTCGTGATGAGGCCGATATCTCGGTCGACGCGACGGGCGGCTGGGGTACGGGTATTCTCTCGCACCTGAAGCACCAGCACGGCATCCCCTGTTCCGGGCTGGTGTTCAGCCGCAAGTCCAACCTCAAGGCCCGCGACGGCAAGCTCGGCTTCAGGAATTTGAGGGCCGAGATGTACTGGCGCTTCCGGGAGGCCCTGTCCCCCGATTCCGGTTTTGACGTCATGCTGCCGCCGAGCCCCAGGCTGCTCGGCCAGCTGACCACGCCGCGCTATGAGGTGCGCAGCACCGACCTCCTCATCGAGGACAAGGAAGGCATCCGCAAGCGCACTGGGGGCAGCACTGACGAGGCCGACGCCGTCGTGATGGCGTGGCACCGCCGGGGCTCCTCGACGCGCCTACGGCCCACCCTGGTGCCGGGGCTGCCGCCGCTGTCGGACTGGGAGCGGCCGGTCTACGAAGAGTCGCCCTGGCGTACAGATAGGTGGATGCTGCAATGACGCCGGAGGAAATCGCCCTTGATGTGATGCGCGGCGATGAGCAGGTCATCGCCATCGGCAAGGCCCGCTGGCAGCGCTGCCAGGACTTTGAGGGCACCGCTCAGCAGCGCTGGCGGGCGGATCAGAAATTTCACTGGGCCGACCCGGATAACGGCTGGCAGTGGCCGGGCTACCTGTGGTCGACAAAGCGCGACGATCCCGCCGGCTATAAGCCGCGCTTGACCGTGAACAAAGTCCGCCAGCACAATCTGCAAATCACCAACGACCATCGCCAGAACAAGCCCGGCATCAAGATCACGCCGGTTGGCGACAAGGCCTCGTTTGAGGCCGCCAAAATCTGGATGGGGCTGGTCCGCCATATCGAGCGGGTGAGCAAGGCGACGGTCGCCTACTCAACCGCGTCGGACTTCCAGGTCCAGTCGGGGCTCGGCTACATCAGGGTGACCTGGGAGTACATTCCCGGCACCTTCGACAAGGAGATTTTCATTCGCCGGGTGAGGAACCCGCTCAATGTCTTCCTCGATCCCGATAAAAATGAGGTCGACGGCTCCGACGCCCGTTTCGGATTTTACTTTGACGACACGCCGCGCGCCGAGTTCCTGGCGCAGTACCCGCACATGCGCAGCAAGGTCGGCGAAGCCGCGTTCGGCAATTCGCATGGCTGGATCGACCAGGACCATGTCCGGCAGGCCGAGTATTTCACCAAGCGGATGAAGAAGGACCGGCTGGTCCTGCTGAAGGATCGCGGCGGCGACGGCCCCAATGCCATGGGCATGGCGCGGTGGTCGAAAATCCCGCCTGCGATCCGAGCTCAGATCGAGCCCGGCGACATCCAGCAGGAGCGCGAATTCCTGGACGAGGAGGTGCTCTGGTACAAGATCGCCGGCAATGAAATTGTTGATCGCGGCAAGTGGCCGGGGAGGTTCATCCCGCTGGTCCCGGTGGTCGGCGAGGAGACGGTGATCGACGGCATCCTCGATCGCAAGGGTCATACGCGCGGCATGAAAGACGCCCAGCGCATGTACAATTTTTGGACCTCAAATGCCGTCGAGCAGGTCGCACTACAGACGAAAGCGAAATGGTTTATCCCGGTGGGGGCGACCGACAGCCTCGACGCCTATTTCAAAACGATCAACACCAGCAACTACCCCTACATTCCGATCAACGCTTTTGACAGCGAGGGCCGGCAGCTGCCACCACCCTCGCCGATCGATCCGCCGACGATGGCCGACGGTTACATCAAGGGCATGATGATCAGCCGCGACGAGCTGATGATGGTGTCGGGGCAACGCGAGGAGAATTTCGGACAGCCGACCAACGCCATCAGCGGGGTCGCAATCAATGAACGCCAGCGCAAGGGCGACAATGCCACCTACCACTACATCGACGGGCTGGCGATCGCGATCCGGCAGGTCGGCAACATCATCCTGGACGTCGCGCCGCTGATCTACACGACCGCGCAGGTGCGCCAGATTCTCGCCGAGGACGGTTCGGAGCAGCTGATCCAGATCGATCCTTACGCCGACGCCGCCTATGCCGAGCAGAAGGTCGGCCCCGACGACAAAATTTGGGTGGTCTTCAATCCGAAGGTCGGCCGTTACTGGGTCGATTCAGATATTGGTCCGAGCTACGCGACCAAGCGCCAGGAGGCGTGGGACGCCTTCGTCCAGCTGACCAGCCAGAACCAGGAGCTGGTCACGATCATCGGCGACTTGATGTTCCGTAATGCGGATTTTCCTGGCGCCGACGAGATCGCCGATCGGCTCAAGCGGATGGTCCCGCCGCAGGCCCTGGGCCAGGGGCCCGATGCCGCTCTCCAGGCCGCTCAAAGTCAGAACCAATCGCTCCAGTCATTGCTCGCGGAGATGACCGACAAGCTGGCCAAGCAGGAGCTCGAAATCAAAGACCATGCCGAGCGGCGCCGGATCGAACAGCAAGACGCCGATACCAGGAGGCTCAAGGAGGTCGGCAACGCCGAGAGCAATCTCGGCGAGGATCAGCTCCGCCCGATCATCGAGAAGCTCTTGCGCGACATCCTGGGCGAGAAGCAATCGGAGCCCAGCGACACAGACAACGAAGCGGCGGCAGAGGAGCCAGAGCAGCCACAGGACCAGCAGGACCAGCAGGACCAGGAGGCGCCGCCGATGGATGGCGCAGAGCAGGCGCCGGACGGGAATTGGTACATCGCTGACCCAGAGCGGCCGGGCAAATACATGCAGGTTGAGGCCGAGGCCGGTGCGCAGTGATGGACTATCGCGGCATCGCCGCCATCATCCTAGCGACCTCGATCGGTTTGACCTTGGTCATCGGGGCTGCGGCTGTCGGCTTCTGGGGCCGTGCCATGAGTGAGGTTGGCGGACAAGCGATGATCGCGATCGGCGGGGCCATCGTCGGGGCGCTTGCCGGGTACGTGACGGGAAGGACGTCGCACGGCGACGGTGGTGGCAAATGACCTTATTGTTCTCGACCGGGCGTAAGTTCCTCCCTGGCTGGCGCCTGCACGACGGCAACGACATCAACATCATTGTCGACTGGATCAACGCCACCAATCTGGTGCCATCGACTCAGGTGACGATGGTGCAGATGCGCAAGGCCCTGGTCAGCACGGGTGGTGGGGCGATCTACACGGTGCAGAACGGTATCTCAGCGGATATCGCCGATCCGGTGAACATCGCATGGTCATCGGGCAACGTGGTTTCGCCGGGTGATGTGCTCGCGGTCAGCATCCAGGCATCGCTGGGTTACACCGCCCAGCAGATGACTTCACTGTTCGCACTAGCGAGGACGCTATGATGATCCGCTGGCTGCTCGCTGGAATCATGCTCGCCGCGTTCCCGGCAGTGGCGGCGGAGACGGCGGTCGATTGGGGGCTGACGACTGGGCTGGAGCCGCGATCGCTCTGCGTTTACGACACCTCGACGCTGCACACCTGTGTCCCGATCGGGAAGCTGGACTCGACTGCGCACACCTTCAACAGCCTGGGCAATACGGCCTCGGTCTGTAACGTGGCTGCTAATGGGGCCGACCCTACGGGCGTGGCGGACAGCTCACCGGCATTGATTGCCTGCGCCGCCAAAGTGGTGAACGGACAGAAGGCTAACATATACCTCCCGGCCGGCACGTATCTGCTGAAGAGCCGGATCACGGTCGGCGACCAGTGTCTGTTTGGCGATGGTAGAGGCAACTCGTTCATCCGGGTCGACCGGACATTTGACCCCGCCGCCGACTCGGTTATCAAGCTGCTCGGGACAAGAAACTGGACGGTGACGGGAAGCTCGGCGGCGCCGTGCGTCCACGACATCGACATCCAGTTCGATCAGCCGTTCGACCAGGGCGTTCGCGCGAACTTCAAGACGCTGGCTGCGGGCTGCACTAGCGCTCTCGGCGGCACCGGCTGCAAGTATCCTCCCGCAATCTACAACGACAACGGCACGTCGGGAGGCAGGCCGAGGCTGTACAACATCCGAATCGAGCGGGCTTGGGATGGCATAAATCTGCAGGCTGCCGGCGGGATGATGATCGACAACATCGAGGAGGGCTCGCTCGATGCTGGTCTGACCTTGGCCAATGGCGGCGATTTTGGCTACGTTTCGCATTGGGAGCATCATAGTCAATTCGGTTTGCCATCCACCGCTGCCCTGTACACGGGCGTGTATCAGGACGGCGGGACCTTCGCTGCGGTCATCCACAGAACCGACGGTGTCTACATCCACGACATGCGCATCTGGCAAGGCCGGGTGAAGCTCGACACCGGGTTCTCTTGGGGGACGTTCGACGGCCTGTTCTTGGACGGCAACAACTCCACGCTGGACATCGCCAATGTCAGCGACAATCAGATCGGCCTGCGGATAATCGGCGGATACCAGACCGGGACGTCCTCCGGGGTCAACACTGATTGCCCGGTGCAGGTGGACAGCACGGTGCTCGGTGAGGTCATCATCTCCAGCTTCTTCTTCTCGTCGTCGGTGAAGTCGTCCCTGTGTGTTGCTGGAGGCGTTGTGGACGTATCCGGGTCGAACTTCGTTGATAATACGGTCGCGGCGGCGGCAACCGTAGTGCAAACCGGGGGATATTTGCAGATAGAGAATAGTCAATTCGGGGCCAATACCGGGGCCGGGGTGTATAGCTTCCCGGTTATAAGTCAGACAGGGGGCAGCATAAGACTGATCAGCAATTACTTCAGGAGCACACCGCAGGCCGGCAGCGTCAACGTCATGAGCCTGACTGACAGTGTCGATAATTATGCGATTGCTAATCAGTTCGGCGGCTGGACGTTTGCGCCTCCCGGGCCGCTCGGCACTTATGGCCCCAACGGCCAGAAATGCAACGCTTCGGGCGCGTCCCCCAGGGCGTGTAATGGCTGGTCGGGAGCCGTGACGACTGCCGCGCTGACGAACCCGGCCTTTACCACCTCGACTTACGTGATCACCGACACTTCAGTGGTTCCTGCGTCTTTGGTCAGGTGCTCGATACAGGCCTACGCGGGAGCCGGCGTGCCGATCATCACGCAGTGCGTGCCGACGGCCGGCACCATTACCGCCACCATCTACAACGCCCACAATACCGCTGCGCTCAATGCGGCGGTGACCATCGGGTTCACGATCCAATGAGGTTCGACCGCGACCTCTACTTCGACCATGTGCGCGGCGCTCTGTTCGAGGGCGCCATGACGCAGCAACAGGTCGACGGCCAGGGCGTGATCCTCGGGCTGTGGGAGGGCCAGTACACCGGCACACCGATGAGCGACATCAGGTGGCTCGCCTATCTCCTGGCCACGGCCTTTCATGAGACGGCGCACACCATGTGGCCGATCGAGGAGTACGGCCGAGGGGATAATCGCGACTACGGCGTACCCGACCCGGAGACGGGACAAACGTACTATGGCAGGGGATTCGTCCAGCTGACCTGGAAGCAAAATTATGATCGCGCCTCGGCCGCCCTGGCGCTGATCGATGACCGTGATCTGGTCTGGCATCCGCAGCTCGCGCTCGACAGCCTGATCGCCGCTCGGGTGATGTTTCGCGGAATGGCCGAGGGGTGGTTTACCGGCGAGCGCCTGGGCAGCTTTTTCAACGCCGACACTGACGACCCGATCGGGGCAAGGGTCATCATCAACGGGCATGACCAGGATGCGCTCATCGCGTCGTACCACGCCGAGTTCCTGATTGCCTTGGAGGCGTCGGCGGAAAGGGTGGCGGTAGGTGGCTAACGCTCTCGTCCAGAAAAGCCTTCCCGATCCCGGCGTGGAAGACCCCCAGGCCGACCCCCAGGTCGGCAACGCTCTGGTCCAGGCTGCGATGCCCACGGCGCCGGCTCCACCGGAGGCGGCCCCCGAGCCCCCTCCAGAGCCCTCCCAGGAGGTTGCGCCGCCACCGGCTCCAGAGATGCCAGCGGCGCCGCCACCGCCTCCAGCAGCGCCCGCAGGTGCTGCACCGGCCGAGGCGGAAGCCGCCGCGCCTCTCGCCGATCCCGGTGTCGGTGTGGAGCCCGGCAACAAGCTCGGATTTGCCCCCGCGCTGCGCGTCAAAGTGCCGAATGCCGGCCCGCTGCCGGACAAGCCACTCCTCGTCCAGACGACGACCAACAACAATGCCCGAACCCAGCTGGACAATGTCAGCCTGATCCTGGCCGGTCACCCAGACGCTACGAACAGCCCCGAGGACTGGTCGAGGATGATGGCGACCGCCTTCGCCAGCGACGAAGTGCCGGTGCCGCCCTACGCATTCATCCGGGACATCAACGGCGACGGCGCTGCGAACAAAATCCGCTCCCTGACGCCGGGGCAGATTGCGGATGCTGACCACGGCTTCGAATTCGGGCGCAAGATGCGTGGCGCTTACGAGGGCGGCGAGATGAGCCCGGTTGATACCGGCAAGCTCTTCATGTGGTCGTTTCTGTCGCGGGGTGTTTCGCCCTATGTCCAGGAGGGCATGTTCATCGACGCCTTTGAGGGGGCCGATCCGTGGCTACAGAAGGCGGCCGACGGCGACTTCACCGAGAATGATATCCCAGATTATCTGGAGTGGGCGTCAACGATAGCACCCGCCGGCAGCGGCCACCCTGGCGCGGGCGGCAAGAGCAACCTGAACGCCTTTGGTCATCAGTTTCTCCTGAAAATGTCGGAGCGTGATGAGAGCGGCGTTTCCAATCTCCAGCGCATACATGACATGCTCTGCGACCCGGAGCTGACGGGACCGCAGATTCGCCGCGAGTTCATGCGATTCGGCGAAGGCGTCGGCATCGACAACAAAGTAGTCAGCTTCACGCTCTTGGTGGCGGGGCATCCCGACGTCATGGTCATCGATCGGGTGCAAACGCGCGCTCTTTGGGACGATGGTCGGTTCGCCGGACGCAACATCTACGACGGTGTGAAGGTCGACAAGAAGGTCGTCACCGGCACGGCCCTGTCGAACCTCACTTATGGAGCTCGCGGGCTCCTAGTTTACGAGGCCATCGAGCGGGCCCTCGCCGGGAAGATCGATGACATCTACGGCGCCGCCGGACGTCCGCAGGACGCCAGCATCGGGCGCTATCACTGGGAGAGCTGGGTTGCTCAGAGTGAACAGGAGGCCTCGCATGGCAGCCTGGGGGCGATCCTGGGGGCTGTCAGGGCCCGCCAGTCGGGGAGCAATGTTCCGCCCCTCTCGACGGTGTCAGCCAAGGAGGGCGAATACGGTGCCTATGAGTATGGTACAAGGTATGCGCGTGACGAGAACGGTACGCCGTATTTCACGTATACAACGCCGACCGGAGGCAGTTACGAATTCAGCGTTCCGGCGTTCCGAGAGTTTCTCGCTGACGTCAAGAAGCCGAAGTTCAAGGTCGTGCCCAAGGACTTCAAGGTAACGGAGAGCGGCAATGCCCCCTGGTTCCAAAGACCCGAAGTCAACCAAGCCGCCCTCGACCAGCTCGCCGCCAGCCGCTCAGACCGAGGAGCAGAAGCGCAAGGCGCGAGCGCTCTTCGCGGAGATGAGCAAAATCAAATGGCCGGCGGACCTGCGGGACGAGGCGGAGGAGCAGCGCTAGTCCCGCCGCCGGGTGTCAGGCTAACTCCGGTTGATCACGATCCGTTTGCAGGAGCCACACCATGACGACACTCCTCATCGTGATCGTGATCATCCTGCTGATCGGGGTGTTGCCATCGTGGCCGTACGCCGCTGGCTGGGGGTATTACCCGTCGGGGGCCGTTGGCATTGTTCTGATCGTGCTCGTCGTCTTGCTTCTGACCGGGAGAATCTGAGTGGCCTACCTAACCCTGGAGCAGAGCACTCGTCTTGCGCTCGACCGCAAGCGTCGGATGCGCCTGATCTTCAAGTGGAGGCACGGCCTCGCACACACCTGCCAGCCACGTCTCCGCGATCGTGGCAAGCTCCTCTTACTAACCGGGAGAATCTGAAATGGAACCGATCGACGTGATTGCCGAGCTGACCAAGATCATGGACCTGCACGGCGGCGCCTGCAAAAACGAGATACGTGATCTGATCGGACGTCTGGAGGCTGAGGCTGTCGCGCCGCCGCCGGAGGGTCAACCCACTGCCGCCAAGGCTCCTCCAGCCCCGGCCAAGAAATGATCGACATCATCGCCGAGCTCTACAGGCTGCGCTCCCTGCACGGCGGGGCTTGCTACAACGAGCTCACCGACCTGGGGGAGCGGCTGCGCGCCGAGCAGCTGGCGGCGGGCGTCCCGCCAACGTCACCGTTGACCCCTCCGGTCAATCGCGACAGACCCCATGCACAGCAGGAGGGCCCGGTGCTCACCTGCACGATGGGCAATTGGGTCGACCCGCCGCCGGAGACTTACGCCTATCAGTGGAAGCGGGACGAGGTCGACGTCGGAGCCAACATGACGGCGGAGTACACCATCGTCGCGGCCGACGTCGGTCGCTCGTTCACCTGCGTGGTGACCGCGACCCATGCCGGCGGCTCGACGCCGTCGACCTCGAACGCGGTGGTCGTGGTGGGAGCGAAGAAGAAGTGACCCACAGGCTGATCCGCGACACGGCCAAAGACCTTGCCGGCGCTTGGTACGAGGACAACCATCGCACCGAGCGCTTCCGGCATCTCTGGCATGGCGACGCAACGCAATTCATCGGCCGGACCTGGACCGAGTTCGTCGTCCTGGCGCGGACGATCCTCACCGACATGCTGCGCCGGTCGGACGCAGAGGTGCCGCTGACGCAGAAAGAAGAGATTTACGATGCTCTCCTGGCAGACCGCCAGGAGGCTGCCACACGTCGCCCAGAGAGGGCTGGCCGGGGGCCGATGATGCTGCACCCCGATCGGCCGGGATCGATGGAGCAGCACCTGTTCTGGAGAAAGCACTGATGGGCAATGCACTCGTGAAGTCAGCACTGCGTAGTGTCGGGCCGAAGCGCGGCAAGCTGTCCCCGGCCCCTCCCAAGGGTGAGGAGCAGGAGGAATCGAAGAACGTCCGCAAGGCCAAGAACGCCGGCAATGGCCTGGACGAGGAGCGTGGAGAAAAGGCCGCCGCCGCTCTGCGCACGCTGATGGAGAGTGGTCGCATCAGCAAAGACAAGGCGCTGATGAAAGACGTCCACGCCCATGCCGCCGCGCACATGAAGAGCATCACCGAGGCCCTCTCTGGCTCGGTGCAGATCAAGGGCAAACGGTGATGTCGATCGGGTTCCTGTTCTGGTTGGTCATGGTGCTGTGGTTTTTCTCCTGGCTTTTTTACTGGCAGGCGGGGTCCACATATCCATGGGCATTGCACGCCAACGCCCTGATCTTTTTCGTCCTTCTGTTCCTTCTGGGGTGGAAGGTGTTCGGTTTTGTCATTCAAGGATCGTAACCCATGCCTGACCTGATCGATCCGCTTGCCGACCTCAAGGCCGAGATCGCCGCCGAGGATGCCGCTGCCCAGGCTGCCGCGCCGCCCGAGCCAGAGCCTGCGGAGGAGGATGCTGCCCAGGTCGAGGAGGCCCAGCTTGCCGAGGCCGAGGCTGCGCAGGCCCAGGCCGCCGAGGCCGCAGCTGCCGAACCGCCGGAGCAGCCGGCCCCGAAGCGGAGGAAGAAGGCCGCCGCTGAAGATCGGATGGTGCCGGTCGAGCGGTTGAACGAGTACGCGGTCAAAGTCAGGCAGCTGGAGAAGACCAACGAAGAGCTGGAGAGGAAGCTCAACCCGCCGCCCGAGCTCACGCCGCAGCAGCTCACCGAAGCTCAAATCCGCGCCGACGCCCGCGCCCATGCTCGACTGGAAATCCAGCTGGAGGCTTTTCAGGAGGCTGGCAACGCACGCTATACGCAGGAGGCTTTTGATGCGGCGTGTGCGAAAATCGCCAAGTTAATTAACGGACCCTCCCAGCTCGTGGCCGTGGCGATCGAGGCAACCGGGACGCCGAAGGATGCTTCCACGGCGATCATGACGCTCGGCTCGATGGACGCGCCCAACATCGCGGCTTTCCTCCAGCTGTCACAGATCAAGCAGGCTGCCCAGCTGTCCAAGTGGGCGACGGCTCGGCCCAAGCGCGCGGCAGACGATGAAGCGCCGCCACGGCGCCGCCAGCAGATCGAGCAGGAGGAAGAGGAGCTCGAACCGATCACCCCGCTCCAGGGCGCCACCAGGGTCGATGAAAGCCTCGGCGACGAGGTGCCGCCAGAAGTCTGGTTTGAAAGATTCGAAAAGCAGGTTATGAATAAAGGCAGATCGCACTAGCGCCCCCGGCGAGCGACATCGCCGAGACGGCTCGTAAATCCCCCGCAGTCGAGCAGCGGGGTCCGACCGGCGGGACAGTCGCCGAGTGGCCCGTAAACTTCCTGGCCTCGGGCACCGGAGTGACCCTCAGTCTCACTCTGTTCGGATTCACCCATGCCCAATGCAATTCTTACCATCAGCATGATCACTCGTGCGGCGGTTCGTATTTGGAAGAACACAAACTTCTTCATCCAAAATATCAACACGCAGTACGATGATCAGTTCGCGCGAGACGGGGCCAAGATCGGCACTAGTCTTCGCATTAGACTTCCCAACGAATACACTGTTCGTCACGGACCCTCGGCGCAGCCGCAGGATACCAACGAGCAGCAGATCGTCATGACGCTCGCGACCCAGGACGGCATCGACGTTTCGTTCTCGTCGGTCGAGCGGACGATGCAGCTGGACGATTATGTCGAGCGCATCCTGGCCCCCAAGATCGCGTTTTTGACGGCCGATGTGGCCTTCACCATCATGGCCGGCCTGGAGGGCAGCGTCGCCAACTACGTCTCGAACGTCGATGGCAACAATGCCGTGATGTCCCCGACCCAGTTCACGGTGCTCCGCGCTCGCGCGGCATTGATGAACAACTCGGCTCCCCCAGGTCAGCGCAAGTTAGTGTTCGCTCCGAACACGGGCGCCGGCATGGTGTCGACACTGTCCGGCCTGCTCAACCCGGCTCCGGCGATCAGCCGTCAATACATGGAGGGCACCATGTACGACGCGCTCGGCTTCCGCTGGTTTGAAGATCAGACGGTGATTCAACACACCACGGGGTCGTTTACTTCGGGGACCGTGAACGGTGCTGGCCAGACCGGCGTCGCTTCGGTCGTGACCACCGCGATTGTCGGCACGCTCAATGCCGGCGACTTCATTACGATGGCGGGTGTCTTCGGGATCAACAAGCTGACGCGCCAGACGCTCGGCACGCTGAAGCAATTTGTGGTCACGGGCAACGTTCTCAGTGGTGCGACCAGCGTTCCGATTTATCCGGCGCTCGTGGCTCCGGTGGGTGGTGTGCCGGTGCAGTACCAGACCGTGACAGCCTCGCCGGCCTCCGGCGCGGCGATCGCGCTCGTCAATTTGGCGAACGAAGTCTACGTCAAAAATATTGCGTACCAACCCGACGCATTCACCATGGCCACGGCTGACCTCGAATTGCCGGAAGGCGTGTGGGAGCGCTCGCGCGCGGTGTTCGACGGCATCAGCATGCGGTCGATCCTGGCCTACAATCCTCAGACCGATCAGGCGATCGACAGGCTCGACGTCTTGTTCGGATTCTTGGGGACACGCGGCGAGTGGGCCGTCGCGATTGCCGATCGTCCGTAAACGGACGCCGGCCTGACAATGTAAGGGGCTCGACTAGGTCGGGCCCCCTTTCCCATGGAGTGACCGATGGCCCAGATGAACCTACCCGACGGCATGACGCCCCAGGCGATCATGGCCGCGCTCCAGTACCTCTCCACGCAGACCCAGGCCTCTCAGTATAAGCGGCCATCCGGCGTGCTGCCGCCCTCGATGATGCGTGGCGTCAATCCGGCCTACGTTTACGAATTCCGAGAGTACCCCAAGGCCCTGACGCCGCCCGATGTCGAGGTGGCCAACGATCAGGAGGAGAGGCAGCTCCGCATCAAATGGAGAATGCCCTTGCCGTGGATGATCAACGACCCGGAACAGCGGGAATTCATCGCGGAATATTACCGGGTTCAGGAGTACCCGCATCGCATGACGCCGCCGCAGATCATCGTCCACGACGAGGCGCACGAGGCTGCGGTCAAGGCGGCCTGGAGGGCCGAGTATGGCGAGGACGCCGTGCGCCTGTACCCGGCTTGGTATTTCCACGCCAGTCAGCCGCCGGTCCTCGTGAGCAGTGCGAAGGAGAGAGAGAAGCTCGGCGACGGATGGTACGACGCGCCCAGCAAAGCGATCGACGCCGCTCGCGGCAGGGCCCCGATGACCAAGGGCAAGGACGAGCTCGATCGTATCAGCCTGATGAAGCTCGCCGAGGGCCTCGACATCAAGGTCGATGAGAGAATGAAGACGCCGCGCATCCGGCAGATGGTCGAGGCTGCCCAGGAGAAGCTGGCCGAGCAGGTGATTTGACATGCCGACGGCTCGGGACATCATCACCCTGGCGCTCCAGGATGCCGGCGTCACCGGCCAGGGGCTGACCCCGAGCGCGGTCGACATCAACAACGGCTTCACGCGCCTCAACGACATGCTGGCGCAGTGGAACGAGCAGCGCTGGCTGATCTACCACCTCGTGGCCACCGACCTGCTGATGACCGGCGCGACCTCCTACACGGTCGGGCCGGGCGGTCAGTTCAGCATTCCCCGGCCCAGCCACCTGGAGGCCGCCCGCGTCATCCAGAACTCACCACCGTCCCCCAACGATGTCGGCTGGCCGCTCGATATCGTCCAGTCGATGGAGGCCTACAACAACATCCGCATGCAGCACCTGGGGAGCTTCCCCAGGTATGTCTTCCTCGACAGCGATTGGCCGCTGAGCAAGGTCTATTTCTGGCCGCTGCCGTCGAACCGCTACACCTGCCGGATCATCACCAAGGCCGCGCTCCAGTCGTTCGCGAATCTGAGCGACGACTACAACATGCCGCCCATGTATCTGAGGGCGATCCGCTTCAACCTCCAGGACGAGCTCCTGTCCGCCTATAAGCTGCCGCCGGACGAGTACCTCAGCGCCCGCGCGGCCGGCGCACTCAACGTCGTGCGCAATGCCAATGCGCAAATTCCAGTGCTCAAGCTGCCGGCGGAATTAGTCAGAGGCGGTGTCTACAACGTCTTCACCGACAACACGGTCTAAATGCCCCGCGTCCCGCTCCTCGACGGTGCCTATCAGAGCCGGGCAATCATTCCGACGTCGCAGCGCTGCATCAATTTATACCCCGAGAAAAACGAGGATCAGCAGGCCCCGACCCCGGTCACGCATTTTCCGACGCCGGGGCTGGTGCGCAAGGGTACGCCGCTGGCGCCGGGCGTCGGCCGCTGCGTCTATCGCGCCACGAACGGGGAGCTGTTCACGGTCGTCGGGGGCAGCGTCTATTACGTCAGCAGCGATTTTGTTTTCCACCTGATCGGGACCATCCCGACGCTGGCGACCCCGGTCATCATGGCCGACAACGGGCAGGCGATCGTGCTCGTGGATGGCACGCCGACGGCCTACGCGATCAACATCCAGCCGATCTCGTTGCCGTCGTACCCCATGCATGCCTTCGCGCCGCTCAACGACGAGAATTTCGCTCTCTATGTCTCCTCGTTTGGAACGTCGCACGTCGCCTACAGCGACACCTTCTTCGTCTTCAATGTGCGCGGCCGGAACCAATGGTTCATCTCACTCTCGCTGGTGACCTACGGCAACCTGACGCAGGGCGATAAGACTGCCCCGAGCATCTACAAATCATTCGACCCGCTCGACTTCGCCTCCAAGATCGGTTCAGCCGACCCGATCCAGGGGCTCACCACGATGCACCGCAACGTCTGGATACTGGGCACGCTGGCGGGCGAGGGCTGGTACAACAGCGGCGCAGCCGACTTCACCTACGCGGCCCTGCCCGGCGTCTACTCTGAGCGTGGGTGCATAGCCCCCTACTCGATCGCCTCCGAGGATACTTCGGTCTATTGGCTGTCACGCAGCCGCCAGGGCAAGTGTGTCGTCCTGCGCTGGGATGCCTCGTTCCAGATCGAGGTCATCTCGCCTCCCGGCATCGAGGCCATCCTCGGATCGTTTGCGATGTGCGACGACGCGATCGGGGGCTGCTTCCAGCTGCTCGGGCACTCCTACTACATCATAACCTTCCCGACGGAGAACCGATCCTTCGGCGTCGAGACGCAGTCCAAGCAGTGGCACGAGCTGGCCTGGACCGGCCCCAACGGCTTGGAGCGCCATCGTTCGCAGGGCTGGTGTCATGCCTACGACATGGTCCTGACTTGCGACCGGGTGAACGGCACGCTCTATCAGCTCGACCCGTTCACGTTCACCGACGATGGTGGCCCGATCACACGGCTTCGCACGATCCCGCACATCCTCAACGAAGGGAAAAGGATGCGCATCGACCGGGTCATTGCCGACACTCAGGGCGGCACGCTCGGCGGCACGATGCCGGGGCCTTACTCCAAGACCATCCAGCAGATCATCATCGACCAGGGGCTGACCGCGAATCTCAATCTGCTCCTGGAAGCAGGCTCGCGAGCGTCGTGGCCAGGACAGCAGGGTGAGCAGAGGTGGTTCGACGTCTCTGGTGGCGGCTATGACTTTTTCACAGGCTTCGACAGCACCGTCGCCATCAATGATCCGATCTTCAACGGTGTGGTCGGCGGTGCCTCACTGAGTGAGTACTGGAGCTTCGCCGGCAATCAGTTCTTCACCTACGATTCGACCAACGAGCCGTGGATGGACGCCATGCACAAGGCTGGCGCCAAGTTCACGGTACTGACCCTTGTCTACCCCGGCATCGACCCGCCGCCGCCCAGCACCCCACGGTTCATGGGGGACGCAAATTCCGCAACCAACCTGCACAACGGCTTCGACCTCGGCGTAGGGCCGGGCGGGACCGTGCGCATGAACATCTGGAACAATGGCGCTGCGCAGACCTTCGACGGCACCGTCATCACGCTCGGGCAATGGTCTGTGCAGGCCATCGCGGTTGACGAGGCGGCATCGTCGGGACTGTTTCTCAACGCCGGGACGGCGAAGACCTTCAATGCGCACTACACGAATCCGAGCACGCTGACGGCCACGGATACGTTGCAGATCGGGGCGGTCGGCCGAGGCGTCGGCGCGGCCCTGACGGGAACGCGCCTGAGCTTCGTTGCCATATGGAGCGTTGCTCTGACCCAGGCGCAGCTGACCGCGCTCACCAATGCGATCATGGCCAACAGTCAGCTGCCCAGCGCGCGCTTCTCCGAGCCGCAGATTTTCCTGCGCATCAGCTACGATCGTGGCGGCTCCTTCCAGGACGCCCTGGGCGCGGGGATGGGCAACGAGGGGCAGTACGGTGAATTGCCCTGGTGGCCCAACCTCGGCATTGGCCGCGACATTGTCCTGGAGCTGAGCTGGAGCGCGCCGATCGACACGGCCCTCAACGGAGTTTTCATCGAGGCGACCCCGGTGGGCACATGACCAACACCCAGAAGCCTCCTGCCGCGCTGCCCACCAACGACCTGCCGATGGTCAATGAGGGCGGGCTGATCACGGAGGGGTGGTGGGGGTTCTTCTCCAACCTGACGTCAGCCGCGACGCCGATCATAGCGATCACGCCGCAGCCATCGCCGTACACATACACCTCCATCCATGCCGGCTTCCTCCTGATCCGGGGCGGCACCGTCAGTTCGGTGGGGCTGGTGCGGCGACGTGTTATTATCTCGCCGGTTGGTCCCGTCGCGGGATTCTTCCCGATGAGCCAGAACGATCAGCTGGTGATCACCTACAGCGCCCCGCCAGCGCTGTGGTTCATAGCCAATGGCAACCCCGCATGACGGAGGATTAGCCCATGCCCATCTGGCTCGCGTTGCTGCTCGGCTCTGGCGTCAGTGCGATCGGGCAAATCTTTGAGGCCAACAAGGCGGCCGACACGCAGTCGACCGCAGCCAACGATGCGATCAAAGCCCAGCTCGGCATGTTCGGCATCACCCGCGAATCGCTTGAGCCGTTCATCAGCGGCGGCGCGAGCTCGATGGACCTCCTCACGGGCAAGGACGGGACGCCGATGATCCCCGCCCACTGGAAGACGGCGGGGACGCCGGCCCAGTGGAAAAATCCGCAGGGGCAGGTCGTCAGCAAGCCGTTCGGGTTCAAGCCGCCTGCCGGACAATCCGGGTGGGTCCAGAAGTCAGCCGGCGTGGCCGGCCAGGACGTCACCCGGCCGGCCGGTTGGACCCCGGCGCCCGCCGTCCAGGCTCAGTGGAAAAATCCGCAAGGCCAGACGGTCAGCATGCCCCCAGGCTGGAAGCCGGGAGCCGGCCAGAAGGGCTGGGTGCTCCAGGTGCCGGGGAAGCCAGCCGGGCATGCCCTCTCCTCGCAGTGGATCGGGCCGAACGGACAGGTCCAGTACAAGCCATGGAACTGGAAGCCGCCCGCCGGTCAGGCAGCCAGCTGGTCGTTGAAGAAAGCCGGGCAGGCCCCGAGCACCGGCATGACCCAGGTATCGCCGGGGCAGGCCGCAACGAAGGCTCAGCCGGGCCTGTTGGAGACTGAATTCCTCAAGCCGATCGAGATGGATCAGGCGACCCTGGAGAAGACGCCGGGCTACCAGTGGGCCCTGGCCCAGGGTGAGAAGTCTACCCAGAACGCCCTCACCGCTCGTGGCCTCGGTGGCGTCGGTTCGTCAGGCGCCTCGATCAAGGGAGCGGAGGATTATGCGGTCGGCCTCGCATCGCAGACCTACCAGCAGCAATTCGCCAACGCCCTCGCCAACAAGAACATGGCGTGGTCGGCACTCTACGGCACCGGCCAGCTTGGCGAGAACGCAGCGCAGGGTGTCAGCACGGCGGCCATCAATGCCGGCGGTCAGATCGGTGGAAACATCACTGCGGCCGGCGGAGCTCAGGCCAAGTCCGACATTGCCACGGCGAACGCCATCACCGGGGTCACCAACGCTCTCTCGACCCAGGCCATGCTGAATAACTCGAAGAACAGCACCGGGGTCGACTTGAACCAGAAGCTGAACTTCTCGGGGACGTAAGCCATGTCCGACGTCGACTATACAATGGACCAGCCCGATCCGCTGGGCATGTACACCAAGGTCCAGAACGCCTTGGTCAACAGCCAGACGATCGAGACGAACCGCCGGACCCTGGAAGCAGGCAAAGCGGCCGGCGCGGCAGTCGCGGCTGCGACCGGGCCCGATGGCACGGTCGACCCGGTCAAATTGCATCAAGCGCTCGTTGGTCAGCCGCCGGAGGTGTGGCAGCAGGCGTTCGTGCTGACCGCTCAGGCGGAGCAGCAAGAGATCACCACCCGGAGGGAGGCGGCCGAATCCGCCCGAGGGTCGCTGACCTATGCCGGCCAGTCCGCCGCAGGGTTCTTGAACGACAATCCCGGCCCCATCTCGCTGGAGAAGGCCAACGCCTTCGTCCAGGGCCTGAACGGCATGGGTGCAATCACAGCCCCGGTGGTGACGGGAATGACCAGAGAGCTGGCGGCGGCGCCTGACGATATGACTCGACGGCGGATCATCGGCCGCCTGCTCCAGACGTCGGCGGGGCCGGCGGGTGGCGCCCAGTATTCCGTCATCCTGGCGAACGGCAAGCCGGGTTTCAAATCCCAGGCCGAGCTCCTCGGCGAGCAGGCCGGGCTCACTGGAGAGGATGGCGGAGACACCACTAGCGCAGAGGCCGCCGCCGGGGCTGGGATGGTGGGTCAGCCGCCGCCGGGTGCGGACGCGACCCCTGCCGCGATCCCGACCCCGCCGGCCAAGCGCGGGGGCGGCTTGCAGCCCGCAGAGGCTGGGATAACCCCGGCGGAGCAAGCGGCCCTGGCGGCGCAATCCGACACCTACATCAAAGCCGCTCAGAAGGACATGGCCGTTGCACAGGGTTCCGCAGGCCGGGTTGCCAGTCTGCAAAACATGGCGATCGATGCGAAGGGCTTCCGCAGCGGTCCTCTCGCCTCGACATTTGCGGAGCTCATAGCTGGGCTCGGTGAAATTGCTCCAGGCGCCCAGATCGGCACCGAGATGGCGGCCAAGACGGAGGCCTTCACGAAGAGCGCGGCGGTCTTTGCTCAGCAGATGACCGCAGCCGGCGTCGGTGGTGTGGGCGAGACTGACATGAGCAGAGGCATGCAGCTCGCGGCCAATCCCAGGCCGGAACTATCCCGCCTGGGATTGCGGATCATCATGGACCAGCTGCTTGGGGCTGAGGCGCGGGCGCAGGTCGCCGGCACGCTGCTCAATCGGGTGCAGGCGACTACCGGCCTGACCACGGATGCGCTCAACAAATTTTATGGTGACTGGAACGATCATAGCAATCCACGGCTCTTCCAGTACCGAATAGCGAGAGGCGGCGCGGCGCGGCGCAATATACTGCAAGCTGCTTGGGTTCCTGCCGACAAGAGCCCGACGAAGGTGGGCTACTGGGCAGACCTTACGGCGGATGGGGCCGTGGATTTCAACCGGCACATCACGGCCAAGGGGCGGCTCACATACCTGAACAATTTCATGGAAGACCTGAACCACGCCGAGGCGGCGGGGTGGTTCAAATTAATAGCCCCGTCCATTGCCGGCGGATTGGAGTGACCGATGCCCAACGCCCTCGTGGGTCAGTCGCAGCCGATCGACCCCAACGACCCTAATCAAGACCCCAACGCTGCGCCCCCACAGATGCCCCAGGCCGCGCCTGATCCGTCTCAGGCACCTGATCCCTCCCAGATGCAGCAAGCCCCTCCTGACGCCTCCCAGGCCCCGCCTGATCCGAGCCAAGACCCGAGCCAGGGGCAGCCGGCGCCGCAGGAGGATACCGGACAGCCAGGAACCGATGCGTCCGCTCCAACGACGCCGACCCTGGCGAGCTCGGGGATCGATCCCGACAAGCTCAAGGAGGCGATCCACAAGTCGTCCATCCTCGATGCCGCGCTGTCGGCGATCCTGAGCAAATCGACCGGCGGCAAAGTCAGTCGCTCCGACGTCATCAACGCAATGGTCCAGATCGTGGCCCAGGGCGTCATGAGCCCGGTGAGCGCGGCTGGGTTCATGGCGGACATCCCGGAAGACCCGTCTGCCCTGCGCGAATGGGTGCAGCGGCACGCCGACCAGACCCAGATGGCTCTGGGCCAAATGATCTACGCTCAGCACGGCTCGGAGGCGGCAGACCAGACCGGGGCAACACAGCCGACGGAGGGGATGCCGACGCCCGACCAGGGTGGAGCTCCACCGACCCCGGCCGCTGCCGAGGTGACGCCGCCGGACATGACGGCGCCCGATGACCAGCAGCAACAGCAGGTGGCGTGATGCCTAGAGAAGACACACCCGTCTCCGATCCGCCGATCGGTTACTCGTACTCGGGGAATTCCCTGGTCGCTAACTCGGTCCCGGCATCGGTGACCTCGCCGGCTGGTGGCGCTGCGGCGGCCAGTGGGCTCCAGGGATTCACTGGCAGCGGTGGTGGGGCGAGCCGCTCCATCAGCGCGCCGAGCTCAAGCGGCAGTGTCGCTCCGGTGTCGCTGAACAGCCTCGCCTCCCAGTCCCTGGTCAGCCCGACATCGGTGTCCGGCTTCCTGGGCAGTGGTGGCGGTTCTCTGTCCGGCAACGCCGATGTGAATACGATGGGCGGCGGCAGTGGGACGCCGGCTGACACCCTCGCGGCAATCCCCTCGCCGCGCGAACGGCCGGTGACCGTCGGGGCAGGATACGACCCCGAAGATCACCATGGCTTCATGGAAACCAAGAACGCCCAGGTAGCGTACAACGATTGGGCGCGAGCCAACGGCCGTAAAACGATCAAGGAAGACGGTCTATTCGGCCAGGAGACAAAACGCGCCCTGTCTGCCTTCAAGCTGGCGCACGGCATCACGAGCTGGGCAGGGGAGATCGATCCCGATACGCGCGCGGCTCTGTCGGGGCTGCCACCACCACCGCCGCCGACTGCACCGCTGATCCCGAAGCCGGGTGCGCCGCTTAGCGGGGACGTGCCGCTCCCCCGAGAACGGCCTCCGCAGCCCGGTGATATTCCGCTGAACGATCCCAACGCGGTGAAGAAGCTTGGCGAAAAGTTGCCGCCCGATCAGCAGGCGGAAATCGAGAGAATCTTGCGTGATGCCGAGACAGTGGGGCCTGTCCACGGCGTTGAGCAGTTCTACCGAGAACATCCCGAGCTGCATCCGCAAACAGCGGCGGAGAAAGTCGCTCAGATTGAACGTGAGAATCCTGTCCCGACAGCAGCGCCCGGCGCGGTGATCGCCGCCCGCAACCCCGACCTCCTGGTCAAGCTGAATGAGGATGCGACACGGCCGGCCGTAACCCCGAAGAAGTCCAAGTTTGACGCGGCGACCGAGCCCGTACCGTCAGTGTCGGGACTGACCCCGGAGCAGCTTGCAGCGGCGGCGGCTGCCCGGCGTACCGCCCCAGTCACCGCATATGGTCCAGGAGTACCGACCGGGGGACGTGTTGAAGGCGCAATCCCCCAGGGCCCGGCTCCCCAGCCGGAGACTGTTGAGACGCCAGCCCCTGTCGTCAAGACCGACCTACCACCGGAGCCAGTATCCACCGAAGGGGCAGAGGTGCCGCTGCCTCCACAGCGTCCAGCCTATTCGTTCTCGCTGCCTCCGGCCGACCTGGATCATCTCACGCGCGTGGTTCTTGCCGAGGCGCGCGGCGAAGGGGTCGATGGCATGCGCGGCGTTGCAGAGGTTGCTCTCAACCGCCTTGAGAATGGGGGGTTCGGGTCTTCCTTGGGGCCGATCCTTGGCGGGAAATACCAGTTCGCTAAGCCGCTGAACATCAACCCGAACAGCGCTCTGTACAAGCAAGCGCGGCAAGCAGTTGAGGACGCTTACTATGGCAATGGGCCCAACGTTGCCAAGGGAGCCACATACTTCTTTAACCCGAAGACCTCTCAGCGGGCCGCGATGGCGGAGATCAAGGGCGGCGGCAGGCAGCAGCTCACCACGATCGGCAATCATCAGTACTGGGGTGATCCTCAGAAGTCGGCCTCCGCCGGTAAGCCCGCGTCCGCAGCGGCGGCTGATCACGGCCTCTCCGTAGAGGACAGGAATGCGCAGCCTGCTGGCTGGGACACGAGCACGAGCGAGCGCGATCGGGTTGTCGCTGAGAAATACGCGAACACACTCTGGGAGCAATTACCCTCCGATATCCAGCAAGCGCTGAAAAAGGTTGGCGGCAAGGCTGCTTACGAGGCTATGCGAGCTGGGCTCGGCAAAGCACCTGATCGACGTATCAAACGCGCATCGTGAGGGCCGCCTGATGGACACGAGCGTCATCGATCAATTCTCCGGCGTGGATGACGATCCCGCTCCGCCGCCGCCACCGGCTCCTGTCGTCGGAGCTCCGGCGCCGGGTTCCAAGACCGACTACACGCAGGTGCCGACGCCGGACACTCCTGACCCCAGCATCATGGATCAGTACTCCGGTGTCGATGATCCGGCAGACGTACCGCCGACAGAGGAATCGCTGAGGGTCAGCCACCCGCTCTTCGGCCAGGAGCCCGGTGCCCAGAACACCGGAGCTCGTGGTGAATCACTGGCGTACTGGCCTCACTTCTTCGGCCAGCTGCCCCTCGTCGGAGGGGCCCTGGAAGAGAACATGTACGCGCAGGCCGCGAAGAAGCGCGCCTCTCTGATGAACATCTCCGTGCCGTGGGCGCGGGCACAGATCGATGCCCAGCAGAGGGAGACTAATGCAGCTCATCCAGGGTACGCGAAGGGCGGCGATATCACGGGCGCCGCCGCCGGGCTGACCGCGATAATGGCGCTGGCGCCGGAGGCGTTCGGGGGCCTGGAGACGTCCAAGACGGCCGGCGCCGCTCTTGGGGCGACCTCCAACATTCTGGTCAAGTCCGTCGATGACTGGCTCAGGGGCAAGAAGTCCGACCCCGGCGAGCTGGCTCTCACCGGCCTGGGCGGCGGGCTCGGTGGCGCCTTCGCGGCCGGCATGCAGGCGATGGTCAAGCCCGGCCTGGACGAGCTCGCCCAGTTCGCGGTCGACAACAAGATACGGCTGCCGGCCGGCGCGGTGTCAAACAATCCGTGGCTCTCGAAACTTACCGGGCGACTGTCCAAGGTCAGCTTGGCCCAGGCGCGTGATGACTGGTATCGGGCGATCCCCCGGCTGATCGGCTCGGACGCCCCCAGGCTGACCGCCAAGATACTCGGCGAGCGCAGCAAGTACATTGCCGACAGGGTTCGGGTGCTCAGGGATCAGATAAAGGCAGGCGGCCAGCCGGATAATCCAGGGCTGCGTCAAGTGGCTGACGATGCGCTTCGTGGTGTTAGCAAGGGCACCGCTGACAAGGTCAGAAGTCGGCTAGGCCTCGGTCCCTCGGACAGTAATCTTGAACTGGTCAACCCCGAGCTCCTTCAGCTAGCCGAGCAGGCCAAGTACATCCGCGCCCTGGAAGGCGTGATGAAGGTCGACAGCTTCGGTCGGTTCACGCCGGAGCAATTCCACGCGGCCATCCAGGAGGGCGTCGATGCGATGGCTGCCCATACCGGCGAGGCAACGTTCGCCAATGGTGGTGGCGGGGCCCTTGCGGAGCTCGCCAGGGTCGGAACCACCCTCCTCAAGGGAGCGCCTAACCCCGCTCTGGATCGCGAGGCGGTCTGGCATTTTGTCAGACAGGCCGCCACGCTGATCGGTCCCGGAGCGGGAGCTCATTACGCCCTGCACGGCCTCTCCATCCCCGAGCTGTCAACGGCGGGCATCGTCACCGGGGTCGTGGCCGGGGCCAAGCTCATCGGCAAACTCCTGAGCGCCTACGCCTCGGCCAGTCCAAGGCTCGGCAATGCCCTGGTCAATGCGAATGCGGTTGCCGGGCCGGCAGCAGCCGCCGTGGCCAGACCAGTCGTTCCGGCAGCGATCCAGCAAGCCGTGCCGCCGGTCAAGGAGGCGCTTGACCCGGCGCCGCCGCCGCCGCCGGCCATCAGACTCACCCGAAAACAGCTACTGGGGCAGCCATGATCCGCATCCTCCTCGCCGCTGCCGTCGCGCTCTTCCTGGCTGCTCCCGCAGGCGCCATCACCACCCTCCTGCCGCCCGGCAAGATGTGCCTTTCCGATGCCAACGGTAAGCCGCTCACAGGCGGCACGGTCGCGTACTACATCCCCGGCACCACGACCCCGAAGACGACCTGGAAGGATGCCAACCAGATCAGTCAGAACACCAACCCGGTGGTCCTTGATAGCGCCGGCTGCGCTGTCGTTTACGGCGAGGGCGCCTACCGTCAGATCGTCAAGGACAGCCTGGGCAACCCGATCTGGGACCAGAACGTTGCCGACACCTCGGGCACCGGGCAGGGGGTTGCGGCGTTCCTCAATCCTGGCGGACGGCTGACGCTACAGAGCGGCATCCCGATCATGTCGGGGGTCGGGGCCGCGAACCAGAGCACCGTCTATTACACGCCCTACGCCGGCAACAACATCGAGATTTACAACGGGCAGGTTCTGAGCCCGTACACGTTCGCTGAGATTTCGCTCCCCCTCGACAGCAATGCCACGCACGCCGGCTACCATCAGACGGGGAAAAACTTTGACCTCTACATGGTCAACGACATCACGATCGTTCCGAATGTGCTGAGGCTATGCACCGGCCCCTCATGGCAGAGCGACACCGTCAGGGGCAGCGCGGCCACCATCACCTACACCACCTACGGGTTCCTGGCGAACTTCAACACGATCAACTGCCGCTTCGCAGCCGGGGTCAACGACTTCCTGTCGATCAGCCCGTGGAGAGGCACCTACGTCGGCACCATCCGAGCCGTCGCCGACGGTCAGACGTCGATGGTGATGCGGCCGACGCCGGCAGTGAACGGAAACCCGCCACAGATGTTTGTGTTCAATGAGTATAATCGCATACTCATGCAGGCGCTCAACGTGGATACCGGCGGTCAGTATACTGTAGCTTCTGGAGTAATACAGCGAGCCAGAGGACCGTCTTCCTTTAATTACATCCAATACGTATCAGGAGATATCTCCGACTCCATCCTGTTCATGAACAGCCAGTTGGTTTTTACCGGGGCCACGATAGGCGACACCGCTTTCTTTTGCGTCGGGTTTGACCAAGCTACGTCATGCACCGACGGCGTTCAGGTGTACGTCTCCACCAACTCCGCAGTCGCTCAAACGCTGCTCGCCCAAGCCACGCTGGTGCTCTCCAGCGTGCTTGGGTTTCACACCGTCAATGCGGTTGAAGGTGCTGGCGGCCATACCATGACGGTGAACCCCGCCGCGCCTCCCGGCATTGGCCGGTTCATGGCGCAGATCAGGATGTAGCCACGAGGAACGCCGCCAGGGCCTTGCGCATGCCCGTCAGGAGGCCGGTGTCCTCTGGGATGGCTGACGGTGCCACGCCGAGCTGCGCCGCAAGGGCGGCCCGCACAGCGTGCTCCGGGAGGGCGAAGCGCAGATTGTAGACGTCGACCATGGTGTCGATGTTGCCGTAGGCCTGCCCGCCGAAAAACCAGTATAAGCGCCCCTCCTTGGCAATGCGGGCAATGCCGGGGGCCTCCTTGGCCATCCAGATGGCGTAGCCCTGGTCATGGGCGGCGGGCAGATCGAGCTCTGTCCAGGTCGCAGAGCGGACGGTCGCAGCGTCCATTACGATGGCCTCCGCATCAGTCGCTCAAGGTCGCTGACCTTCATCGAAATGTGCAGCTCGGCTGGCGGCTCGTCGGTGCGGTCGAGCATCCGCCAAAGCTGGCGGCACTGCGCTGCATCTAGCCGCGACGTTTCACAGACCTCAAAGAAGGCGTCGAAGCCGATCGCCTGCCAGAACTCACCGGGAATTTCGACCTGCATGATTCAGTTCCCCCTGGTCGCGCTGAGATAGCCCTCGGGCACCTCGATGTGCTCGTGGCACCACCCGTCACGCTGCATGACCGGAAATAACCAGTTGATCCCCGTGTCCATTTTCACCGCCTGGGGCGGATAGCGCCGGCACAGGCCGATGTGCTCCGGCATCTGGTCGACCGGCGTATTCGGCGGTCGAAAGAAGCAGACGCAGTTGCCGCAAGTCTCATCGCTTAGTCTGGGCATGGGTTACATTTTCTCCTTGGTATGGGCAGTGACGTAGGCGATGAGGTCGTCGGGGTGGTAGAGGGCACGCCGGCCGATCTTCACGAAGCTGGGGCCGTTCCCTCTCGCATACTTTGATCGCTCCTTATTCAGCCAGCTCGCGCTCATGTTCAGGAATTCGGCGGCCTCCTGCACGGTGAGGAGGTGGCGGACCTCGGCTAGCCTGGACATGGTGACCTCGCGCGCTGGCGTGACGTCGGCAGGATGACGGTGCCGCTCTTCGCGTCCCAGCTCCGTGGGTAGTTCTGGCGGCACCAGCGTTGCCATTGGTCGGACCCAGTCGGGAAGCCGGACTTGCCCGTCTTGCCGGTCGGCGCCGGGGCCGGCTCCGGCCTGGACGGCGGCGTCGGCATCCCCTCCATGACCGCCGCGACGTTCCCCTGGTCGAGCGACATGATCGGGGTCAGCAGCGGGTCGATGACCCTCATCGCCCCCTCCCAATTGTCGGGCACCTTCGGGCTGTCCTCCTCCTCGTTGATGCAGTGCGTATAGGCTCGGGTCCACATCCACTTCATGTGCATGTTGAGGAGCTCGGTGGCGTAGCCCCGGCAGATCGCCGGCTCGGCCGCGTTGGCCGTCATCGTCATCATCATCATCAGCAGGGCGGCGGCTCTCATCTGTCTTTATCCTGATCGTCATTTCGTAACGGTGTTTCGGGTCCGGGTGCTTGCGCCAGTAGTCGATGATCTCCATCGCGGGGCCGGCGGGGCCTGACAGCCAGAGCTCGATCGGCGACGGGCCGTGACCATGCTTGGCCTTCCACCAGGGGGAGGCGAGCTGCCACGCGCGTTGCCGGCTGACCCCGAGATGATCTCCGATCTTCTGAAGGCCGAAGCCCAGCTCCCGCATGCGCAGGGCCGTGTGACGGCGCTCCCAGTCTCGCTGCTTCATGGCGATGCGCCGTGGGGGGTCCAGCTTTTCCCACGGCGCCGGCCTCAAGGCGGGGGCCCTATCATCAACGAAGGGGGGAGCGGGATCACCACGTTCTGCGGGCGCCAGATATGCAGCGTGTGCGGATGGCAATTGATGTGCTCACTGGGCCGCACATGCAGCTGCATCGCCGTCTCGTCCTCCTTGAAGAACTTGCGTTTGATGAACTCCATCTCGATCCAATTCGGAGATCGATTCTTGCGGCTGACGCTAACGTGATCCCAGCCGCCGCCGGTCGAGGCGATGACGCGCATGGCCGCGTGGTCGGTCGGTGACGGGATAAAAAATGCGCCGTCGCCGGGCCCTCCAGTGCTGCCGAAGTACTTGACCACCTCGGGGCTCATGTCGCGCCACTGGTCGAGCTCGTACAGGTTCCTCATATGACGTCTCCCTCGGCCGGGGCCGGTGCTGGCTCGACCTCGGCGCGCATGGCGTCGGCCTCCTCGGCGGTCACCTTGAGCTCGGCGGCGTAATCCTTGAGCGCAACGCGCTGCACCTTGGCCAGCGTCTTCCACCACGCCTCCATCGCGGCTCGGCCGCTCTTGGCCTGTTCGCGCGCGGCTATGACCAGCGTGCTGCTGTCCTCCAGCGTTGCTGGCTTGGGTGCCTGGATGCCGCCGGCAGCCCACTGCGCGAGCTGCTGGCC